CTCAGTCGAGGAGGAGGAGGGCATAGGGGGCGGGGTGCCCTGGATGATGTCGCGGTCGAGCACGACACCCATCTCGCTGCTTAGGTCTTGTTCGCGGGCGATTTCGGCGATGTTGTCGTCGTAGTCGCCGCCGGACTGGGCGATGATCTGGGACTTGGTCATGTAGCCGGCTTGTTCGGCTTCGCGGTAAGCCTTGACTTCCTTGAGGGGGTCGACCCAGGTCCAGCCGCGAGGCATCCAGCGAGGGTTGTCGTAGCGCTCGGGGCGGAGTTCGTAGTCGGCGAAGGGGAGCTCGCCGCTGAGTACGGCGAGGCTGAGCCACTCGCGGAAGACCCGCATGTGCAGGTTTTCGATGAGGTAGTTCTGGATGACGCGCCAGTGTTCGCGGTCCTCGAGGAGGCTGAGGCGAGAGCTGGAGTAGTTGGTTTCGCTGAAGTCGCGGCTGAGGGTTTCGTAGGAGCAGCCGAAGCCGGAGGCGAAGCGGCGGATCTTGTTGCGGACGAACATCTCGAACTGCTGGTCCGGGGCGTCGATTGAGGGGACGGTGACGCCTTCGCCGGGGGCGAGGTATTTGAAGGTGCCGGGTTCGAACTGGCTGATGCGCTGGTTGTTTTCGATGTCGTCGGGAGTGAGCTCGCCTTCGTTGTTGGTGATGAAGCCCATGAGGGAGGCGCCGGCCCGGGCCCGGATGACGGCAGCCTCCTCGTAGCCCTGCAGCTGATGGGCATCGAGCATCACCGGGTGGTACCAGGGCACGCCTCGGTTCTGAAAGGGTCGGTCTGGTAGGTAGAGGTGGATGACCTCGTCGGCGCTTAGGAAGACGTGTTTTTCGTTGCGCTGAGGGGCGGCCTGGAACCAGTAGTCGCCTGGGTGGCGCGTGAGGATGGCGTAGCGGACGGGGCGACCCCATTCGTTGACCTCGACGCCGTTGCGCCACTCGTTTGAGGAGCTGAGGGTGCCGCCGTTGTACTCCTCGTCGATTAGGTCGCTTTCGAGGACCTGGAGGGCGAGGGGAATCTTCGACTTGCCGAAGGGGCGGCGGACGAGGCGGATTAGGGCTTCGCCGGATTCCGGGAGAGCGCCGGCGACGATCCACTCGATCTGGTGGAAGCTGTAGCGGCCGGCCACGTCGCAGTTCATGGCCCGGGTCCACATCTCCCACTTGGCCTCGATGAGGCGGTTGATGCGGTCGTCGCGCTTGTTGCCGCGCAGCTGGAGGACTTGGCTTTGGAGCTTGATGCCCGTGCCGATGACGTTGATCTGGGTGGTGCGCTTGGCTTGCTTGGCGTAGGGGTTGTTGCGGACGAGCTCGCGGGAGCGGTCGCGCAGTTTGCGCAGGCTGGTGCGGATCTCGGCGTCGGCGCTTGTTTGCGAGGCAAGCCAGTCGGCCGTAAGGCGCGAGATGATGGCGCCCTGGTACTGGCGACGACGTACCGGCTTAGCGTCGGCACTCGGCAGAGCAGCAGAGGCCAGCGGAGCGATGGAGGTGTCAGGCCCCACAACGTGGCTGTTTACGGGCTTGCGGCGTTTCTTGCCCATTAGTTGAACCTCACGTACATGTTGCGGGGGTTACCGAGGCCGTTGGCCATGAGTTCGGCGGCTTGTTCGCGCTTGACGTCGGCTTTGAGTTTGGCCTCGAGTTGGAGGAGCTCGCTTAGGTCGTAGCGCTTGATGTTGCGTTGGCCGATGCGGTATTCCTTGACGCTGCCGCCGCTGAGGAGGGTGCGGATGGCGGCTTGGACGGCCTCGAGGTCTTTTTGGGCTTGCGTGCGGCCGTCGTAGGCGGCGGGAGAGCCGGCGTAGGCGAGGGAGGCTTCGACGGTGGTGGTGCCGGAGCCGAGGGTGATTTTGCTGGTGCTGTAGGTGGCGAGGGCTTGCCAGTACCAGGTGCCGGCGTCGAAGTTGGTGGAGGTGGCTGAGGGGATGGTGAAGGCCCAGCCGGTGTTGTAGGGGGTGCCGACGATAGTGGCGCCTTCGCTGGCCGCGTTGAAGCGGAGGTAGTAGCTCAGCGTCCAGGTGGAGCTGTCGATTGGGTTGCCGAGGTTGTCAGTGGTGGCGTCGTCCCTCCACTGGATTGTGTCGCCGGCGCGTAGGAGGGGTGGGATGTTCACGGCTCACCAGCTCTGCACGAAATTGGCCCGTTTAGGCGGGTTTTGCTGCTTTGAGCTTAGCGGAGGCGTCTGCTTAGGCTCATTACGGCGTTCCAGCTGATCCCAGATGGTGCGTCGGTCGTATCGCTGGTAGAGACGATGCAGAGCTGCGTAGGCGTAATTCAGTTCGTCAAGGGCTTCGTTGGGTGCTTGGCTTTTCTTCACCCACACGCGCTCGGGGAAGCCGTTCCTAAAGCGAAGGATTTGCTTCTCGGCTGTGAGTTCCTCGAAGTAGTCGGTGCCAATCGTGGGATAGAAGTGCAGGTATCCGGGGCCCGGGTCGTTGTGCTTAAGGCGGCCGAAGAGCAGGGATTTGATGCCGTCGACGCCGACAGGAAAGAGCTGTGCGCCCTTTTTTAGGGAGCGGCCTTGGTGGTTGACGTCGACTTTGGTGGCCTTGCCGAGGGGAGGCTTGCCTTTGTGGCCGACGCCTTTGATGGCGATGACGTTCATGGCGGCGCGGTCGCGGGCGTAGGAGTAGACCTCTTGGGTGTGGTGGCCGCCGGAGTCGATGGCGCAGCAGAGCACGCGCATAGGTTCGCCGAGTTCGTTGGTGTAGGGCTTGCTAAGCACTTCGTCGAGCTGCTTCCAGACTTCGAGGCGGGAGGGGCTGCCGTAGAGCTTGATGCGGTCGATCAGCCAGCCCTCTTCTTCGCGGCCCCAGCCCCAGACGCTGAGGCTGAGGCGGTCGTCTTGGACATCGCAGCCGATGGTGAGGGCGAGGGCGGCAGCGGGTGGGATGAGGTGGACGTAGGTTTCGGTGGAGGCCCGCTCGAGGAGGGCGTCGGCGCCGATCTTCGAGGCGTATTCGTCTTCCCAGGTCTCGCCTAGGACGGTGTTGACGAAGGTCTTTAGGGCTTCGGCGTCGTGTTTGGCGTCGAGGAACTCTTCGACGAGGTGGGGCCAGGTGGCGTTGGGGGAGTAGGAGTAGGCGGCCCAGATGTGGAAGCCGATGTGGCGGCCGTTGCCAGGGGCGGTGGGGCGCCATTCGCCACGTTCGACCATCCAGCGTTTACGGGAATGGGGGATGAGGGCGCTACAGGATTCGCACTTGTAGGCGGCGGTGGAGGGGTCGTTGTCGGTCCAGGTGATGTTGGGCCAGCGGAGGTACTGCATGTGGTTGCAGTGGGGACAGGGCACGAAGTAGCGGCGCTGGTCCGTTTGCTGGAACATGCGCTCGACGCGGCTGAAGTCCTTGACGGTGGGGGTAGAGCCGGCGACGATTTTGCGATTCCAGTAATACTCGGTGCGGCGGATGCCTAGTTTGATTTGGTCGCCCTCGGCGCCGGCGGACTTGGGGTAGCCGTCGATTTCGTCGAAGAGGACGATGCGGCGACTGACGCGACGGAAGCCGCGAGGGGAGTTGGCGCCGACCAGGCTGAGCGTGCCGCCGGGGAATTGCTTCTGCAGGATGGTATTGGCGCCGTCCTTTGCCTTGGCCTCGCTGACGAGCCCGCTTAGGCAGGGAGTGTCGCGCAGCATGGGGGCGATCTCCTCCTTGGAGTAGCCCTGGGCGTCCTCGATAGTGGGCTGGACCAGCATGATGGGTGCCGGATCCTGATGAATGTGGTAGGCAACGACGTGATTAAGGATTTTGGAGTAGCCAACTCGCGCCGATTTCATTACAGTTACTTGTTCGACGCTATTACTGCTTATTGCGTCCATAATTCCCTTTTGATAGGGTAAAGTATGCCATCTACCGCCTTCTGCGCTTGATTCTGCGCTAAGTACGGCGTAAGTATCGGCCCATTCGCTAAGTGTGAGTTTGCGTGGGGGTTTGAAGGACAGGAGAGCAGCAGAAGTGAGTCGGTCGAGCGGGAGTGTCATAGGACAGTGAGGCAGCGAGGCAGCTAGGCAGCGAGGCAGCTAGGCAGCGAGGCAGCTAGGCAACTAGGCAGCCAGGCAGCGAGGGGACGTGGGGGGGCGTGGGGGCTTAGGGGCTAAGTGGCATCACCACTTAGGTCTTCTAGGGTTTCGCGGACGATGTCCTCCAAAAGACTTATGGCGTCGGTGTCGAGGTCGGGGATGCGCTGCTTGGCTTTGGTGGGAATGCCGAGGATTTTGGTGCGGGCGAGGGTGACGATTTCGGTCCAGCGAGCTTCAACGTCGGCGGCGGGGACGAGGAGGCCTTCCTTTTGTTTGCGTTCGAGTTCGAGGAGCTCGGCTTTGAGGTGTTCGGTGCGGGCGCGGCTTTCGTTGTAGTCGGGGATGTCCTCTTCGGTACGTGTCGGCCGAGGAGCAGGAGAGGCGGCAGAGGGGCGCATGCGGTCTTCCCTGGATCGCAACGGCGTCGGTGTTGGGCTGCTCGGCGGCTTAGGGCCGACACCAATGCGTTGTTGAGTGTTGCGGGCCCATTCTTCGCGCATGGTCTCGCTGTTGACCATGACGCGATTGTCTTTGGACATGACGGTGCTTAGGCGGCCGCTTTTTATGGCGGCGTATACAGCCTCGTTGGTTACGCCGAGGGCTTTTGCTGCTTCCGGTCGTGTGATTAGTGGCATTGAAAGAGTGTATGACAAAAACGGTTTGCGATCTAGGGTGGACTTGGAAATCTGTGCTACAATGCCCGGCCTTTTTGGCCGTTGGTGGGGTAGGGGTAGGTATTTGTGCCTAATACAAAGGTACTTTCGCGGCTCGTGCCTAGCAC